ACTGGGGAGGGCAACGTTACTGAGGAAGAGGCAAAAAACTAAGCAAGCTCTTCAAAGATGACTGGCCCCTGAGAGTGCAAATGCGTGTGGCCCGGGAACTGGGTTACACGCTTTCTGAGCTTTCAAGCAAGATGTCTCGCGAAGAGCTGCAGCTTTGGTGCCTGCTGTTTGAGGTAGAGGCTGAGGAACAGCAGGAGATGCGCCGGAAAGCTAAGCGGCGGTAGACTCAACACAATTAGGCGGCAATGTTGTGGCTGAATATGGGCTTGTCGTAAAGGTTGATGCCAGGCAGGCGCATCAAGAAGCCGCGAAGCTTCGCGGTGAAATGGGCAAGCTCAACAAGACGTTTGTAGACAGCCAAGGGAAGCTACGAAATACAAGCGGGCAGTTCGTCAAAATGTCGAAGAATGCTGGCACGGCCAGGCAAAGCTTTAAGCTGCTGGGCGCTACATTCTCGACCTACCTTGCGCCCCTTGTTGCGTTTGGCGCAGCTATCAAAGGGGTTACGGATTCGTTAGCCGTGTTTTCTGATCGCCAGAAAGACACTGCTGCTTTGGCCAACGGCATCAAGGGGATGACAACCGATGGCAATGCCGCTTTGGCTTCGTTGAAAGCAAGTGCGGATGAACTGGGCAAGGCCACTTTGTTTAATGAGGAAGACTTTACAAAAGGCTTCAAACTGCTGACCAGTTTTAAGACTATTGGCGTAAGCAGCTACGAAGAGGTTGCTGGGACGGCGGCTGACATGGCTCAAGTCTTAGACCAAGATGTAAACAGCGTTTTGCTGCAAGTTGCTAAAGCCTTGGAGGCACCAGAGGTCGGCTTAACTGCTTTGCAGCGTTCTGGAACGCGCTTCACTGACGCGCAGAAAACGCAAGTTAAGGCAATGGTTGCGGCCAACAAAACAGCTGAAGCCCAGGCTTTTATCTTGAAAGAGCTTCAACGTCAATATGGCGGTGCTTCCGAAGAAGCGGCTAAAGGGTTTGCCGGTGCGATGGACACATTGGGAGAAGAAACAAGAGACGCCATGGAAGCCTTAGGCGGCTTTGTCGCTCCTGCGATTACTGCAGGTATCAAGGCATTGAGTGCAGGAATAAAGGCAGTATCGAGTTTTTTCAAAAACCTAGCTAACGCCGTCCTGCCTAAGGCTCAAAAAGCTTTTGCGCCAATCCTTGAACTTATGCGTAATATCTTTGAAAGAATTGATTTTGAAAAGGCAGCAAATCTTATTGGCAACATTCTTGTCGTAGGAGCACAGACCTTTTTTGACGTTTTGAGCTTGATTACGCCGGTGATAGCAAAAATTGGCGAGGCTTTATTTTTCTTGCTTGAGAACAGCCCTTTTGGGCTTATGGTCAAGGGAATCATGAAGGTAGCCGAACATCTTGGCCTGACCAAGCCTCTTGTGGATGATTTAAAAACCGGCGCTGTTGGAGCGGCGCAAGGTTTCCAGGACATCCCCCCTGCGATTGATGCTGCGGTAGAGGCTCAAAAGCGCAAGATTGAAGCACTAAAAGAAGCTGTTGGCCTTGTGGAGCAAGAGAAACAAGCCGTGCAGGCGCAAGAACAGGCATACAACAATTCTGTCAAAATCACCGATGCACGCCTCAACGCGGAAGGGCAGATAAACAAATTACAGGGTCAGATTTTACAAAGGGCTTACGAACAGGCAGGCTCAGCCCAACAGCGTTTAAATATCGCAAAGCAGATATTCCAAAACGAAATCAACGGCGCAAAAATTGCTTATCAGCAAACAATAAACAGCATCAAGGCAGAGCAGCAACGGCTTGTATTCCGCAGAGAAGCCGCAGTAATTGAAGCCAAAATCATTGAAGCTCAAGGAAGATTAGCCGCAGCAAAAGAAAAGGACATAGAAAAATCAAGGCTTATATTGCAAGAAACCAGGAATGCTGTTCAGGCTCAGCAGGAAAACGTGAGCCTTATTGATTCACAAATAAAAGCCCAAGGGCAGATTGCTCAGCATCAGATAACCGCTGCTGATGCAGTTCTGAAGCAGGCAACGTTAGCAGCACAAGCAAAACTTGAGCAAACATTGCTTAAAGACGAAATTGTTAAAAGCAAAACGGAAGCTAACAAGCTTTCAACTGAGATTGCTAACAGCAGCACAAGCTCAGGCAATCTTGCAACCAGCACAGGTCAAGTCTCAAACAATGCCTCAAATGCTGCAGTTAACTTTATCCGAGTAGCAACAAATGCGGACATGGCTGCCAATGCTATTTTCAGGGCAGCCGCTGCGCAGAGATCACTAAATGCTGCCCAAAGCTCAGGAGGCGGTGGCGGAGGTGGCGGCGATGTCACCTCGCAGGCTCAAGGCGGTTACAACCTTGGTTCGTTTACGCCTTTTGCTAGGGGCGGTGTTGTCAAAGGTCCGACCCTTGGCCTTATTGGTGAAGGTGGCGAGCCTGAATACATCATTCCGCAAAGCAAGGCGGCTGGTTTTGCTATGAATTTCCTTTCCGGCAAGCGTGGAGCAAGCGCGATCCCTGGTTTTGCAGAAGGCGGAATGGCCGTTCCTTCAACGGCAAGCGTCAATATTCAGACTGGCCCTGTAACTCAAATGGGCGGACAAGATTTTGTCACCACTGAAGAGTTAAGTTCTGCCGTTCAGGCGGGTGTTGAGCAAACTTTAGATATACTTCGCCGTGATCAAATGACCCGTTCCAGCATGGGCCTTAACTGATGGCAAACTACGACGTTCTTTGTTTTTTGGAATACTACTCTGACCGCTCTAGTGTCTTGAGTGGGGGGTCAAGAAACCCCACCTACCAGTGGCAGAACTTTTACCAAAGCGTCCAAAACCTTGGTTCTGCTGACTCTGACGCACAAGGAGATTACAGGTATTTGGCCTTCGATGCTGAAGGCTTTGGTTCAACTGACGCCTCTTCAATCAATGATTTGTCGGTTGATTTGCCTGCAACAGCAGAGATCGTTGACATCACTGACGCTGCATTAGCGGCTGATAATTTGGTCATCGCAAGCTTGTACGTTCAAAACGCAGGCAGTGATTCATTTGACACCTCAAGCGCTCAGCTGATAAGCCGCTATATCGGCAGCATCGAAGAGGCTTCCTTGACCGACACGACTGTGTTTTGGACTGTGAATCCAGCCATAAACAAGCTCAACCCACAGGTGCCCAATCGTAAAATCACTGCGAATATGGTGGACAAGAACTCTAAGAGGTATGTCTGACACCCTGGTCTTGAAAAACGCAACTGTGCTCTGCCAAGACGGTGTCACCAGGGACGGCGCTTCATTGGTGGTGCGCGATGACCAATATGTCTTTTTGGACGGAGATAGTGCTGTTTTAGAAGGTGAGCGGGTGGTCACACAGTTGATTCACTCAATAGTTCCAATGAGTCCGCGGGCATTTAGCATATTGGTAGCCAGGCACGGTCCGATTTTTAGCTGATGGCATCTCAAAAACGCTTTAAAGCGCTTCTTGCCGACAGAAAAAAGGCAATGAAACGCGCAGCGCGTCTGTATAAGCAGCACAAAAAAAGAGGTCAGCAGCAGAAATCCTCGCTGTGTACTGCACAAACCCGAAGTGATGAAGACATAAACGCCAGCAAAAAACCACGCAAACCTGACTCAGTAGGGCAGGAGCAAATCCTCGCAGCACCTGGGGATATTGTCCCAATCGTGTTTTGTAAGCGCTCCACTGACGGCCCTCAGACGGCAGAGGTTGGCGGCGTTTGGATGCAACCTGCAAAGATTAAACAAGCTTCTTACAACTTTGTCGGCATTTTTCTTTATCCGATCAGCCAGGGTGAAGTTGTTTCAACCCCTGTCGCCGCAACAACTTATATCGATGACATTTCTTTGACTGCGCGTGGTGGAACAGTCCCGACGGTGACCACCTATTACAGCTCAGTGGCGACAATGACTGCAGCGCCAAACGTTTGCCCTATTACGAGTGGCAAAATTTTCTGTCACCCTGACGCCACAAGCTTTATCAATTACACCGCAAAAGCAGGCACTTTTATTGAATACCACCCTGATTTTTACAACCAATATCACAATGAAATGCAATTAACTATTGGTTTAGACGACACTACAAATACAACGCTACAGGTGTCAGGCACAAACCTGAGGGTTTTTGAGATTGAGTCAGGAGACGACAGGACGAGTAATTATTGGGCAACCGTTGGCGCATCGCCTTCGGCTGTCAACTTTGTGTTTAACCAGAGTTCATCCGGCGCAGGACGTGCTGTTGGCACTAAACATGCGGTTTATGGTCCTTTGGGTGTAAACCTTGGAGATTATCTTATTCCTGCAAAATTAGAGTCAAATTCAGCAGCACGCACTCATTACGTTGGCCTTGGATCGTCTGCCGAAGATAAGCCCGTCGCTTGGGAATACAGTTCAGTCACCGTAGAAACGCAGACAGATACGTCAATCGCTGCAACTGACGACACTTTGGGCGGAGTTGTTACTGAAGTCCATGTTTCTCCTGTTGCCGATCCGACAAGTTTTAGCTCTAGCTATGACTTCACGGATTACGCAGATATTACTTTCCTTGAAATTCAGGGGGACATTTATGACGAAGGGGCTGTTGCTACAAAGGGCGAATACAAAACGACAACACGCCAGCTCTCTGTCCTCATTGAGCAGGGTGTAAAAGTGGCTTTGTATAGCGCAGGAACCCCAGGCACGACTGGCGCTAGCCATCATTTTGTAGACCTAGTCATGCACTTATTTGCCTTGAATAAGCGTGTTGATCCGGGCACAACCGCTGATATTTCTTCGCCCGTTGACACTTCAAACCTGCAAAGCCTAGCGGCATTCCATACTAATTTTGGGCTATTTTTTAACGGAATTATTGAGCAGAGCACGAATGTTATTGATTTCATTGCGACGATGGCCCCGTTTTACTTTCTCTCCTTTATCTCGGAAGACGGCAGGTATGCTTTCCGGCCCTTGCTGCCGCTGACTTCCGGCAACGAAATTGACACAACTGCATTAACGCCTGCGGCTACATTCACTGAATCAAATATCATCCCAGGCAGCTTTGAGAAAAAATACAATGAAGGCGAAGAGCGCAGAGATGTGCAGATTTCAGTTGTTTTCCGTGAGGTCAAAAAATTTCGCATTGGGTTTCAAAAAACGATACAACTCAGGTTCGCTAATGTTGCAAGTGATGCAAGAACTGTCCAGTTTGACCTGACTGATTGCTGCACGACAGGCAGGCACGCAAGAAACTTTGCAAAATTGCAATTAGCAACCCGCAAGCATTCAACGCACTCAATTACATTTGAAACGCCTTTGTTGACTAGCAATCTTTCAATTACGGACATTATTAGAGTTCAACGTCTGCGGAAAAACAACGTTGGCGACGATAGGACAGAAACTGATCACTACCAAATAACCTCCATAAGCCATGGCTCGGATGGAACTTCAACTATCGGGGCAATGCATTTTCCGCTGAATGGTTCTAACGTTGCAAAGATCAGCGATGATGTCGTCAACGGTAGTTTCACGACAAACTGATGGCTACTTTTCCGGCGCTTACTCCAAACTCCCGCTCTTTGAGGCTAGGTGACTTTCCTGGCGCACGCCATGAAGGGGTGTCTGGCGTTGGCGTTAGCTTCCTTTA